GTCGGGATGGAATCGAACCACTACAAACCCGTTTAACCGGTAAACCACCCAGTGGTTTGTCGGGCTTTCACCCTAGCTGTTTGGACGGTATGAAGATAAGACGTCGGGCGTCAACTGGACCTGCTGAATGCGATCGCTGAAAACGTCTGTCACATATACCTTTCCAGGCGGCATTGCCCATTCTTGGTTTCTCCACCAGCCAGCGGGAAAAACGTCGCGCTTATACTCTGCTATCACGCACTCCAATTCTCCCGGCTCTAAACCAAGCCATTGCTCATAAATACCACACACCACTAACCACTTATATGCAGGAACGTAGCCACCTGGTTTCAACAATCCACGATAACATGCCTCAGATGAATCCGCAAACTTCGCTTGCAAATTACCGTTGGCACGCAATATCGCGTCACAGATAGTTTCAACCAGATAGTCGCCTTGGCAACAAGCACGCACTCCGTGAGCCTTGTTACATGCTGCCTGCTTAATGTCAACACCACGGGGCTCAACCGTGATGTGCAATTTAGGCAACACGCGCAACGGATCCATTAACGAAAACTCAATTCCGTCCCATGGATAAATGCGCCCCAAGAAAGCCAATCCCCGCGAACAGTCCTCTTCTGTCACTTTGACGCCAACCTCGGCGCAACAAGCAAAGAAACAATCGCGGATGCGTGCAGGACCCGCACTGTCATCCCCATAAAGGATGCAATGCTTGTCCATATATGCTAACGCGGAGGACGCCGGGATGCCCGACTCGACTACTGCTGCAAAATAAAGGAAAGCGTTCAGAATGGTGTTACCTATAGTAGTGATTGCCGACCCAGAAAGCATCGACCCTTCAGCTAAGTATTGAACACCATGTTTTGTCTCACACACGGCTTCTAACTCTGCGTTGAATACTTTTCTAAAATATCCACGCTCATCAGAATCCATGCACCCAGCAATTATATCGGCTGTTATCAACCGAAGTTCTCTATTCTGGTGCGCATCGAACTTGCTGAAATCGGCCCCAAAGTAAGGTCCCTCTGAAACGCGGGACACCTGATAGGCCACTGCTTCGGGCGAGCACCCAGGTGCCCACCAACAAAAGCCAGCATCATGAATGAGGTCATAAAAAGGATACGTAAAGCGGCACATCTCGAGCAATTGGCCATCCGGAACAGGTGAAATGTTCCGCGGTGGTTTAAACTCGGGATAAGCTTCTTTCTTCTGAAACGTTTCCATAACTGTCATTGTGTTAAAACACGTGTCCAGTAAACTACGCTCCAACGCCAAAGCCCTTGAACGGCGAGGCATCTTTTCTATGACTTCATTATGAGTGATCGGCGCAAAAGAACCCAATCTAGCTCGCATCTGTGTCTTAAACACACCGGCCAACCGGCGCATCTTGGCGCTCATGTTGACCCTATTCCGCGGCTTAACAATGCGTTCCTGAACCGTCAACATTTCATGTTGTTTTGTCAGTACTGGCACTACCGCGGGATAGTAGCTAACTGGATTGCAAACGTTGCGTGCATACAACATGTCGGAATTAATCGGCACATCATACGAGTAATGACTTGCATATTTCTGTTTTGTTTGGTAAAATGAGGGGGTGGCAAGCTCCGTCACTTCTGGCAAATCTATGTCTTTGCCCAACTCATCTTTTTCTTCTTCCATCTTCAACAGCTGCGCCATCCACATTAACATTGAATGACGACGTTGAGAAATAAAG